GCATTAAGCAATCCACTTACTGAATATTGGTCCGTAGCAATATCGGTCAATAGAATATAGTCTCCTATATTTACACCACCAGTAGTCGTACCATTAAGAGTAATAGTATCTGAAGCAGCTACAGTAGGCCATGAAATAAGCGAAGCCGTACCACCATCTGTACTATCATTCGTAACAACTACTGAACCATCAATCGTATCGTCACCAGTAACTTGAATTACATAGTTGGAGGTATTTACTACAGATACAATAAACTTAAACTCTGCACCAGTACCTGTTGCCGCTGGCAATGTAAAAGTAGCGGATGCATCGCCGCCAACTTCACCCATTAACAAAATACGCCCCGCATGAGCAGCATTCGTAATCGTAGTGTCTGCAGTAAGAGTAACCACATCTCGTATAAATGATCCACTCAAATCGGTTGTACCTGCAGTAACAGTTAGACCACCAGCAGTAACCGTTAAACCGCCTGAAGTTACAGTCATACCGTCTTCAACAAACATATCTTCAGGTACACGCGATATACCCTGTGTCATTTTAAAACTTGCCATTTTGTATTCCTTTCCTTATTTATGTAGTATTAACAGTTTATCGTGTTGTCAATCCACGTAGTATTATTACGATACCGTAGCACTAAACATAGTTGCAATGTTTGAACCAGCAGCACACGTTACCATACCGCTTACTGAATATTGATTAGAGGCTATATCAATTACCTCAACGTAATCTCCAATAGCACCTCCACCAGTAGTTGTTCCATTAAGTGTAATAGTATCTGAAGCAGCAGCCGTTACAAAAGAAGTAGCAGCAGTGCCGTCTGCATCAGTAATTATAATTTGACCATCTATCGTATCTGTAGCATCAGCTACCTTGATTAAATAGTTAGATGTATTAACTACTGAAACGACAAATTTAAATACACTGCCAGTTCCTGTAGCTGCAGGAAGTGTAAAGGTAGCAGCAGCGTCACCACCTACTTCACCCATAAGAAGCGTTCTACCTGAATGATCTGCTGTAGTTATTGAAGCTGTTGCGGTAAGAGTTGTAATATCTTGTGTATGCCTATCAACATTTTCACTTATAAGTCCTGCTAAAATTCCCATATCCTTCTCCTTATGATAGTACTATACGCATAGTTACGTCAGTTCCACCTACACGAGCGTAATTTAAATATTGAGAATTTCCTGCTTGTTTTGGAACAGTCAATGAATGAAGTCCCGCACTTAGTTTAATATCATTTGCAGTGCTTATAGCAGCAGAATCTGAACTACCAAAATTAGCATAAATCTCTGCAGATAAATGCATAGTAACTACATTATAATTTGATACGTTTGTTTGGGCTGCACTAGAACCTACAGTAACTACAGATTGCACATCCCAAAACATATTTGAACCTTGAGGTATTTGAGTCATTTTATTTTCCTTTCTTTAATTAAAATGATGAAGATGTGGTATATGCAGAATTAATTGAACGAGGGATGTAAGTACTTCGCACATAATCAAATCTATTTATTAAGAGTGTTTGCATATGTTTTATTCCTTCATTAAACATTGCAAAACTTCTTTCATATAAAGGAACTTCACTTCTATATAAATATACATAAGATACCGCCCCATCTACAATTATATGTTTAAATCTATCTGGAATAGTAGTTGTATCACTATGAGCAGATAAATCTGTACTTGGAAATGTGTAGTAATCAAAAACTAAAGTATAAGCTTTATTTGGATATGGAAACAGTCCATAAGCATTATCAGGAGTACGAAATACATGTGTAGGAATACTACCACCATCAAACTGTGTTACAGTAGCATCATCCGAATGAGAAGCGGCAGTAGTTCCTCCTGCTGCTCTCGTAGCTCCTGTAAAGGTAGTTGAACTAACTCCTGTATATGTAATTTCTTCTTCATCAACAACAATTGTACCAGTAGAATCAAATCCTGTAGTTGAATCTACGGTTATAGTTGTAACTGAAGCTGTATGCGAACCGTTTAGTGCAGTATTAACTACTTCATCTTCTTGTTTAATATGCATATCTAAATATTCATGGTAATCTAATGTAGATAAATGTTGCGTAGCATTTCCTAATGTAGAACTCTTTTGTATTCTAAATGTAGCATAATCAATCCATTTTGTATTGGAAGGTAAAGCATATCTTGTTATACCTGCAGTTAATGTTTTTGAAGCCTCTACTGTATTAAAAGGCCAAGTAAATTCTCGTTGATTAATATATCTAATGGATTGATTTACAGCATTCTTAACTTGTGTTTGAATACCACGAGAACTACTAAAATCAGAAGATGTTAATTGCACTTCATTCATTCTTGCAAGAACATCATTAGTGTATATTAAAAAGGTATTTGCCATTTGCTATCCTATATATAGTTATGATGGGGAGAGGAAAGTTCTTCCCCCCTCCCCACCAAATTTAACTAAGCAAGCTGATCTCTATCAACTTCATCAGCGGCTTCTGCATAGCCGTTTACGTCAACAAGACATGCATAAACTCGCAGCCTTCCCTCAGTAACGTCAGCGGAAGCAGCGATCAACTTAACGTCAATCGTATCCGTAGTCGTTACGAAACACTCAAACAAAGAATCAGCACCAGTAATAACGTCATTGGACTGACCATTTGTTCCTTCAGAAAGAATACCCGTAGAGGTAACATCTCCACCATCGACAATATCATCACCAGCAGCAAAATCAATATCTACTGTTGGGGAGCTACCATCAAAAGCTTTAAGAACTTCTGCCCCAGCAAACAAAACAAAAGTATTTGCAGGGATTTCTAGAAGCTGGAAAATATCACCATTTGTACAACTATAGCCATCTGCAGCTAGAGCGTCCACATCAAGAATGGCATCTACCATTCTCATAGAACTTCCGGGACGAGTAACTTGATTAGATGCAATAGAGTTGGCACTTACGCCAGTAGTTGATTTTAGTGTCATATCAAAAGTTGCCATTGTATTACCTCCTCTATGCTATATTGTAAATAGCAGTGGCAATTGCTTCAGGACGCAAAATCTTACGACCATAAAGGTGCATACCACGCACGATATCAGCAAAGCTATCAGGATCACGATACGTTTCCGTTTTTGTGATCTGGCTTGCAGTGGCTACTGAAGATGAATGTCCAGCAACAATAACTCCATAGTTAGATTTCTGGTTTGCCGTGCCACTCGTGCCGGGACCAGTACCTACTGCTGGAAGATTGTTAGAGACATAAACTTTGAAGCCGTAAAGATTGTTGAGTACAAGACCGTTGCGTAGTGCTCCAGCTTCACCAAAATCTTGATTCAAAAGACGCGAATCTTCATCCATCAAAACTTCCATGAAATGTGGAGACACAACTAGCCAACGACCATCTTTGTCAACAAACTGAGTGTCTAAAAGCCGACCCATCCTAGCAATAACCATGTTAGGCGAAGCCGTAGCAGTCGGAAGCGCACTAGCTCCCGGCAACCGTGGCGCAAGAGGAATTGAATGATCCCCCGCCGATGAAGTGGTAATACTGCCAAAAGAATCTTTCCTCACCTTCATTGAAGTAAGCAATTCATCTGAACCAGCAGTAGACACAGCCTTGGTTCCAGAAACCGTAGTATTAGCGGTACTGGCAACTGCACTTACAGAACTTTGAGCAAACCCCGAAAGGTAGCCCAATACTTCCGCATCATACTGATCTTTAAGGCGATAGCCCGCACGATCAGATGCCATAGACTGAAAATTCACATGAGAATGTGCTTCTTCAATGTCGTCAACCTTGAAGGCAAAGTAATTAGCCTGATCTACGACCAAACTAAAATCTTCATCATCGAGGTCTTGAGGAGAGATTTGAGTACCACGGGCATACGATCTGACCGTGATCTCAGGTTCTTTGATAATACGAACAGTATCACCAAAGCTTGCGATTTCACCAAAATAATCGTTATTGGTGATCCCTTCAGCTACAGAACTCTTACGGAAAGCGACCTGTACCTGCTTAGAATAAATAACAGGGCTAAAATTGCCATTCGGCAAATTGTTATACCCTGCCGCACGTTGAAAAGCCATAATCTTTCTCCTTTTCTCGTTACGAGTGAGCAGCAAGGCTCACAAGTGTGACAAATATGTCACACCACAAGGTTTAACTTTTCTAGGGGCCAGACACAGAGAGGGTAAGATAAATATTGATCAAAAATTTATCGGCCTTGTTTACTGGGTATACCGAAAAGCGTAGTCTAAAAAACTAGAGGTAGCATAATAAATATGGGCCTAGTTCTTTTAATGATACCTTTATAGTTAAATATCACTATTTGTCAAGCTAAAAATTTATTTTTATCTAGCTTCTCCAGATATATCATAAATAAAATTACCAGAGTGGATTGATTCCATAATTTCCTCTGAATGCTTCTCGTATTCATCTGCACTCATTTTATCTATAGTAGATTCACGCCATTGTGAATTACTACCATCAGAATCTGGAGCTTTTCTTTTACTTCTTGTATTTACTTGTTCAGCAGCAGATTTACTTTTTGCTGATTTCTTTTTGTCAGGTATTTCTTTACC